CGGTTGGGTAAGCTACATTACCTATACTGATGCTCACGGTCAGATTCGTGAAAAGAAAGAAGTATTAGTTGCGCTGTCTAAGAACGGTATTACAAGTGATGACGAAGAAACAATCTTCCCTGATTAATTATGGCTGATAGTAAAGTAAGTGAACTAACATCGGCCACCTCTGTCGGGGTGGCTGATTTTCTATATCTAGTACAATCTGATACCAGTAAGAAGGTGACTGCGGCAACTGTGTTTGCCAATGCTGCCAACGTTACTTTAAAAGGTAACATTAATTTGGACTCTTCTGTCCAGACTATTAACTCTGCTGGTACCATGGTTGATTTGACTAAACCGGTGACCCATCTGGCTGCTGACGCTTCAGGGGGCTCTATTGCTATTCCTGCCGGCACAGTTAACCAGATTAAATATATTACGATGATATCAACATCAGGTGGTTCATTTGCTATTAGTGCGAATATTGCAAATACTCAAACTATTACATTCAGTGCTGTCGGTAAGACTGCACAACTTTTATATACTAATGGTAAGTGGCACATGGTCGGAGGTACCGCTACCATCGCCTAATTATGAACCTTGATCTGACTGAAGAGAACTTTACATTATATGCAATTAAACATTATGACAACCCCGCATGCAAGGGCATAGCAGAGTTTAATGATGATTTAAAAAGATTCAGATACCTTAAGAGACTTTTTAATAAGTATACTGCAGGTAAAGATCTCAAGGAAAGATTAATACTTAATCACCTGGTGGTCATTTATAATTTATTTGGTGCTGAGGCTGCTACCAAGATGCTCTTCTTTAAAGTAGAAAGAGAATTCTGGCCGCAACTTAAAACCTTTCTCGTCTTTCTTAATTTTATGCCCATTGGTCCTATTTCGGCACAGGGTATAGTGGTTGAAGGGTATGAAATACCTTTAGACGAAAAAGTAGCCATAGCATTAGGAAAGATTTAATGGGACGTTTAGTAGATTCAGTTATCGCATACCGCATTCTTAGAATGCTAACAATTCCGTTTGTAGAAACGGATGCGTATAGACTCGGTATTATAGATGCCAAGGGTAAGGAGCTGAAAAAGATGAGTCAGCTTAATACCGGGGCTGAGCTGGCTGCTTACACTATACTACATAGAATGGTGTACCGTATTAAGAGAATTATTGAAAAGGTACCAGTTGATAATAAAAAAATTGTTACATTTGCTGCTGCATTATCATTAATAAAAGAAAATTACCAGAACAATTGCGAACCTATCGATTTAGAGCTACAATACTTAAATAGATTACATACAGATTTAACTGAAGATATTAAATATGTTACAGAGAATCTTAATACAAAAAAGATATATACATTTAAGCAATACTCAGAGGATGCAGCAGCCCCTATTGCAAACAATGCTGGCTCACCTGGTGTAGCCGGATTCACACCTGATACCCTAGGTGTACCTAAAGGTAAACAACCCCCACTACTGAAGCGAAAGAAGGTAATTAAAAATGTTTAAATCAATCAAAGAGTTTTTTGTCGGTAAACCTAAAGTTGAGGAAGCACCTCCTGCCGAATGTCCTTATAAGGCAGAGGTTGCGCCTGCTTCTGAACCTATCCCTGTAGTTGAGCCTGCGCCAGCTCCTGTAGCTGAAACGGTAGTTATAGAGCCTGCACCCGTGGTAGAAGAAATTAAACCTGAAACTGTTGTTATTTCTATTTCTGATAATATGAACGTAAGTGTTAATACGCAATCGGATACGATTACGTTAACACCTCCTGCTACTGATCCAACTATATGGCCATTCCCTAAGGAAGCACCATTGGAGACAGAAGTTAAGAAAAAACGTACGTTTGTTAAGCGCGAAGAGACAGCAACTGAAAAGAAGCCAACTCCTGCCATAAAAGCAACGAAGACTAAACCTCGAAAAAAGAAGTAAATGGCAGAAGCAATGTCAAAAGCGGATCTGGAAACAGAGACCAGAGTATCGGTACTTGAAACCCAGGTCGATTCTATTACAGGTAGCGTAACAAAATTAGAACAAAAAATTGATTCTAATTATGCGACCCTTCATCATCGTATCAGTGATATGAGAGATGATCTACGTAATGACATTGATACCAAGCATGAAAAGATTATCGATAAACTAGACTCACAAACAAAAGCCAGTACCGAACAACATAAAGCTATAGCTGAAAAAATCAGCTCTATTGAAAAATGGCGTTACATGATGGTTGGGGGTGCTATTGTTGTTGGTTACTTTTTGGCACACATTAAGTTAGAGAAACTAATTTAACTTGCCTTTTTGATAGTTTTATATTATAATAAGGTCTCTCTAAGAGGCCTTTTTTTATTATGTCCGTATTCCTTGATCAAAAATATCTTATGTTAATAAGTAACCGTCTTCCTCTGTTTAAGAAGAAGAAGGATAATACTTATAACTGTAGATGCGTAATATGCGGTGACTCTCAAAAGAATAGACGCAAAATGCGAGGTTACTTCTTCGCATATAAAACCGACTTACGATATAAGTGTTACAATTGTGACATATCGTTAAGTTTCGGTAACTTTCTCAAGACACAAGACTCTATGATGTACTCTCAGTACTCTTTAGAGAAGTACAGTGAAGGGCATAACAAGTCTGCAAACGTTGTCCCGGAGTTTAAGTTTGAAGTACCGGTCTTTAAAAATAATGATGAGAAGCTACTGGATAGGTTGTTAGATAGAGTAGATACACTACCGGCAGACCATGAGGTTGTTTTGTTCTGTAATGGTAGAAAAATACCTAAGGAAAAGCAAAAGCAACTCTATTTTATTAATAATATTAAGGACATCGTACAATTAAATGACAAATATAAAGAAAGTATTCAAGGTGAGGAACCCCGATTGGTGCTCCCTTTTTACGATAACAACAATGAGCTATCTGGAGTTACCTGTAGAGCCTTACGCGGTGAAGCGCTTCGTTACATCACTATCAAAGTTAAAGACGGTGTACCGCTCCTATTCGGTATAGACTCTGTAAACAAGAGTAAACCTATATACGTGGTAGAGGGTCCTATCGATAGTTTGTTCTTAGATAATGCAATTGCCGTAGGCGGTACATCGTTTGGTAAGCTTAATGAGATCGGTCTCGATAAAGATAAACTAATAGTGGTGTTTGATAATCAACCTCGCAATAAAGAAGTATGCAAGTTGATTGAGAAAAATATAGAAGTAGGTTTTAATGTAGTTCTGTGGCCACAAACAATAGCAGAAAAAGATATTAATGAAATGGTAATGGCTGGTCATAACGTTAAGAAAATTATTAAAGATAATACGTTCAGTGGTCTGACAGCAAAAATGAAATTTATTGGATGGAAAAGATGTTAACTAATAACGAAATAACAAATGTCAGGCTTGTCTCATATTCAAAACCAGCAGACTTACTCGAAGTTGAAACCACACAGGACCTGGCCGCGTACTGTGCCCGCGTCTCCAATCCTTCCAACCAGTTTAACTCAGAGACATCAGAAAGACTTATCAGATATCTTATTAAGCATCAACACTGGTCACCCCTCGAAATGGTCTCCGCCTGTCTCGAAATCACCACCACCCGAGATATCGCAAGACAAATCTTACGCCATCGCTCATTCTCATTTCAAGAATTTAGCCAGCGGTACGCCAACCCAGTTGAGGACCTTGCTTTTGTTCTTCGAGATGCAAGATTACAAGATAACAAGAATCGACAAAATAGCTTAGAAATAGATATAACTAAAGATGATGATAGACGCCTGGCCTATCAGTGGGAGCAGATGCAGCGCGGGGTGATTGAAAAAGCTAAAGAGGCTTATACCTGGGCTATTGATCATAGTATTGCAAAAGAGCAAGCTCGAGCTGTTCTACCAGAAGGTAATACGGTATCTAGACTTTACATGAACGGTACAATTAGATCGTGGATTCATTATATTCAATTACGTGCAGCTAATGGTACGCAAAAAGAACATATTCTAATTGCTATTGAATGTGCTAAGGCAATTGCAAATATATTTCCAATGGCCACTGAGTTCATACCTCAAGATTAATAAATAACCTACAATGTGGATATTTAACTTTCTTCCTGACAGCTTCTTTCATGCATTCGGTATAGTTGGTATACTGGCGATTCTTGCCAGTATGTTTCTCAAAAGAATCCCCTTCGTTGATAACTACTACATTCCAATTCGAATTGTTGGCTTTGTAGTATTGTGTTTTGGTATCTTCTTTGAAGGTGCAATTTACAACAATAAAGAGTGGGTTGCCAGAGTAAAAGAGATGGAAGCCAAGGTAGCGGCGGCCGAAGCGGAAAGTAAAAAAGAGAATATTAAGATTGTACAAAAAGTTGTTGTCAAGCAACAGATAGTTAAAGAGCGTGGTGAGGATATAATTAAATATGTAGACCGCGAAATAACTAAATACGATAACACTTGTGTTATACCTAAGGAATTCGTTAAAGCAGTTAACGATGCAGCCAAGGAAGTAAAATGAAATACCTACTACTCATTTTACTACTCACCGGTTGTTCGACTACAGTTCCTGTTACTGCAAAGTTTCCTGAAGCACCAAACGAATTATTGCAAAGGTGTCCTGCACTTAAGCAATTAAATGAAGAAGTAAAACTTAGTGATGTAGCGAAAAACATTACATACAACTACACATTACATTATGAATGCGTGATCAAATACGATGCCTGGATTGAATGGTATCAATCACAAAAAAAGATTTTCGAATCAGTTAAATAAAAACAACAAGTAGGAAAAATAAAAGCTATGAGTAAAATACATGGTATTACGGTAGACTATTCTCGCGACGCTTTGTTCGATACACTGGGTGTATTGCGTCTTAAAGAATCGTATATGCGTGATGACGAGACGTCGCCGCAAGAGAGATTTGCGTTTGTATCAAAAGCATTTGGAACGGATGAAGCACATGCCCAGCGTTTATATGATTATTCTTCTAAGCATTGGCTTAGTTATAGCACCCCGATTCTTTCGTTCGGACGTTCTGCCCGGGGTCTACCTATCAGTTGTTTTCTTCCTTATCTGGATGACTCTTCAGCCGGGTTGGTAAATACATTATCAGAAGTAAATTGGCTCAGCATGCTGGGTGGAGGAGTTGGAATTGGAATTGGAATTCGTGCATCAGATGACAAGAGCGTTGGGGTTATGCCTCATCTTAGAACTTATGATGCTTCAAGTCTTGCTTACCGACAGGGTAGGACTCGTCGTGGTAGTTATGCTGCATACCTTGATATTAGCCACCCTGATATTCTCTTATTTTTAGAGATGAGAAAACCAACTGGTGATCCCAATATGAGGACCCAGAACTTACATCATGGTATTAATATCACCGATGAGTTTATGCAGTTAGTCGAACGTAGTATGATCGATAAAGATGCAGATGATTCCTGGAACCTGGTCGACCCACATAACGGTGAAGTAAGAGAAGTAGTATCTGCTCGTGAACTTTGGCAACGGGTTTTAGACATGCGTATGCAGACTGGTGAACCCTATCTGCACTTTATTGATACAAGTAACGAGAAGATGCCAGAGTTTCAAAAGAAGCTCGGGTTAAAGATTCGTCAATCGAATTTGTGTTCAGAGATTATTCTACCTACAGATAAAGAGAGAACTGCAGTTTGTTGCCTGTCGTCTTTAAACTTGGAGTACTATGATGCGTGGAAAAATGATACTTTATTCCTTCGTGATGTTGCAGAAATGCTTGATAATGTACTTCAGTATTTTATCGATAATGCTCCTACCACCGTTGAGCGTGCAAGGTTCTCTGCCACACGTGAGCGCTCTATTGGCGTCGGTGCTCTGGGCTTTCATGCTTATCTCCAACGATGCGGAATCCCTTTTGAATCGCCTATGGCCGTCGGAAGAAATAAACAAATTTTCAAACACATCAGAGGGCAACTAGATGAAGCTAATCAACAGCTTGGAAGACTTCGCGGAGAAGCACCTGATGCAGTGGGGACAGGGCAGCGCTTTAGCCACCTTATGGCTATTGCTCCTAATGCTTCTAGTTCAATTATCATGGGTAATACTTCTCCTAGTATCGAGCCATACCGTGCTAATGCCTATCGCCAAGACACTCTTTCGGGGTCTCATCTAACAAAGAATAAATGGTTAAATAGCGTTATTGAAAAACATCTTTCTAGTGATAGTGGTACTGTATCGCAAAATGAATACAACGATATTTGGTCATCTATTATCGCTAACGATGGTTCTGTACAACACCTTGAGTGGATGGATGATTGGACAAAAGATGTATTTAAAACATCTATGGAGATTGACCAGAGGTGGCTTGTTCAGCACGCAGCTGATCGTCAAGAGTATATTGATCAGGCTCAATCCCTAAACCTATTCTTCAGACCAGATGTTAATATTAAGTATCTGCATGCAGTGCATTTCTTAGCATGGAAATCAGGGCTAAAGACTCTATACTATTGCCGCAGTGAAAAGATTGGTAAAGCGGATAAAGTTTCAAGGCGTATCGAGCGAGAAGTAATTAAAGAGCTAGATATGAAAGCAATAATAGACGGAGACGTATGCTTGGCATGCGAGGGTTAAAATGACAAAAAAATTAAGTAGTAGATTAACAGACGAAAGAAACTCTTTTAAGCCATTTAATTACCCATGGGCGTACGACGCATGGTTGAAGCATGAACAGAGTCATTGGCTTCATACCGAAGTACCAATGGTTGAAGACGTTAAAGATTGGAAGAGTAAGTTATCCAAAGAAGAGAAGATGTTCCTTACAAACATCTTTAGATTTTTTACGCAAGGTGATATCGATGTAGCTGGAGGGTATGTAAATAATTATTTACCTTACTTCCCACAGCCAGAGGTTCGAATGATGTTGCTTGGCTTTGCTGCTCGCGAGGCTCTTCATATTGCTGCTTACTCACATCTTATCGAGACCATTGGTCTTCCAGAAACGATGTACAACGAGTTCATGGAATACTCTGAGATGAAAGAGAAGCATGACTATGTTATGGACATCTCACATCAAAACTCTACAAAAGAAAATACTGCCAAGCATATTGCTGTCTTTTCTGCCTTCACAGAAGGTATGCAATTGTTTAGTTCATTCATTATGCTGTTAAACTTCCCACGTCATGGTAAGATGAAAGGCATGGGTCAAATTGTTACCTGGTCTATCGTTGATGAAACTCAGCACTGCGAAGGAATGATAAAGCTATTCAGAACCTACATTCAAGAAAACCCAGAGATATGGAACGATGAACTTAAGGGACAGCTTTATACAATTGCTGAACGAATGGTTGAACTCGAAGACAAGTTTATTGATCTGGCATTTAGTATAGGTCACATGGAAAACTTAGATGCGGCTGATGTTAAGAAATATATTCGTTACATTACCGACCGTCGACTAATTAGTCTGGGGCTCAAAGGTATTATGAAGGTTAAGCGTAACCCATTACCCTGGGTTGAAGAGATGATTAACGCTCCTACTCATACTAACTTCTTTGAGAATAGAGCAACCGATTATGCTAAGGCCGCTCACACTGGCTCATGGGATGATGTCTGGGGTAGGGCTGCTTGAAAGAAAAATACATTATAGCACACATGAAGGCAGCTCAGGTTTATGCTGAGCTCTCTACCGCGGTGCGACTCCAGGTCGGTTGTGTCATTGTAAAAGATAATACCATTATCGGTATTGGTTACAATGGCATGCCTTCTGGTTGGGATAACGTATGCGAAGAAATTAAGCATACCGACTTTACTGGTACGGTGCTTATGAAGTCCAAGCCCGAAGTACTTCATGCAGAAACAAATGCAATTGCTAAAGTTTCCCGTTCTAATAACTCAACAGATAGTGCAGATCTATTTGTTACCCATGCCCCGTGCCTGGAATGCGCAAAGTTAATATATCAATCAGGAATTAAATCAGTATTTTATCGGGATACATATCGTAGTGATGAAGGTATTAATTTCCTACAAAAATGTAACGTAGAGGTAAAACAAATTGGCCAATAACCATTATAACTGCACCAGTTGCGATGCAGATTTTAAAATTAAACATTCTCTTGATGAGTCTTATTATGAAGTTAATTTTTGCCCCTTTTGTGGTGGTGAAATTGATAACGAAGAGGAAGAAGAATCGGACGACTACGAATGACCGATTGGCTATACAATGGTGAACCTTATTATGAACCTGGAGAATATTATGGATTTGTTTACATCATCGAAAACTTGTTATCTGGTAAGAAGTACATTGGGAAAAAGTTTTTCTGGTCTATCAAACGAAAGCAAGTTAATAAGAAACGTAAATCATACAAAGTCGAATCAGACTGGAAGACGTATTGGTCGTCTTCTGATGAGCTCAAAAC